CTACTAACATCGGTCAGAATGTTTGTGACTTCTTAATGAATAACCAATCTTATTATTCTAAAGATAATACTAACTGGGATTACTTCGGTAGATACAGACCTCTTAACTGGCGTAATCAACAAGTTCAAGTTTCATCAAGCTCTAAGTATTTTAAAAGAGGTGATGTAGTTTGGGTTGAGTTAGATCAATATATTCAATCACCTTCTGGTTCACCATCATCATTTACAACATTAGGTAGAAAGACTGCATTTTCTTTTAATCAATCTGGTGGTAATGAAATAGCAAGAGCTATTTTAGGTGAATGGTATTTAAGAGTTAACTCACAAAGTTATGTCTTTAATTCACCATCAGCAATTGTTGTTGAAGGTGGTGTTATACCTATGACTTCTGTCTTACCTAAAGATATGGAGTGTAAAGATTTCTTATTAGGTATTATCAAAATGTTTAATCTACACATTACAGATGATGCTTCAGTTGATAGAAAGTATTACATTGAACCAAGAGACCAGTTCTATAAGACTGGTGCAACTTCTAGTGACTTTGTTGATTGGTCAGATAAGATTGATAACACATCTGTTGAGATGACGCCACTTGGTGAATTGATTGCAAAGTATTATGTGTTTAGTAATCGTGAAGAAAATGACTACTGGAATAAAAAGTTTAAAGATGATAGAGGCAGACCTTACTCTTATTACAAGAAAGAAATCAATAATGACTTCTTAAAAAATGAAACTAATATTTCAATTCCTTTCGGTACGAGTGTTATGATAAATAATCCTGTTGGTTCAGATGTTGTGATGCCTGCTATTTTACAAGTAGAACAGAATGGTTCATTCAAACCAGTATCAACAAGTGCACCAAGAGTCTTGATATGGGGTGGTATGAGACCTTACAGGGCACAAAGAGGTGGCGCACAAATCAATTTAGAAAATGCCGCTCTTCCTAATAGATTTGGTTGGGAAATGCTTTCAAACTCACAACCAGTTTCATTCACTCAAACTGATAATGTGACTTATCTCACACTTGGCTCAACATCTTCTCAATACAATCAATATCCTTACGCAGGAACTGTTGACTCTGCACAAGACCCGCTAATTGATATTAACTGGTACAATATGGAAGTTGATGACTTTGTTTATTATGACTTTGCTAGATGGACAAACTCTAACCTTTACAATAAGTACTGGTCTAACTTTATAAATGAGATTTCAGATCCTACTTCTAAGGTTATTAGTGTGTCTGTTAATTTAAGTCCTACTGATATTCACAATCTTGATTTTAGAAAAATCTATGTGATAGACGGTATCTATTTAAGACTTCAAAAAATAATTGACTATGATGCTAATTCTAAATCACTAACAAAGTGTGAGTTTTTAAAATTAAAGTCACCTATTAGATACCAACCACGATCTATTATTGTTGACTCTTATGGTTCAGTTGCTACTGATTTTGTTACTACAACAGACACAACAAGACCTGTTGAATACATTTCAGTTGAAAAAGCACCTGATAGAAAAAGACCTCAATTTGGATTTAACAACTCAACTACTGGTGTAAACTTATCAAATAATATTTCAGTTGTGACTACTGGTTTATCAAACTTTGTTGGTCCTAATTCTAAAAACATTACAATAACTGGTAATGAAAACTCTGTTGGTGATGGTGCTCAAAACATTCAAATCTCTGGTGGTTCTGGTAACTTCGTGATGGGTGGTGTTAAGAATGTTAACATAATTGGTACAGACAAAAAGTATATCTCTGAATCAAATGTGACTTACATCAATGGTGTTAGATATGTTAATGGTATACCAGTGTCAAAAGCAAATGTGATTAATGGCTCAGTAGATTATGTGACTATAAAACAATCATCTACAACAACACCTAATGTGATTAATTCTGGTGAAGATGTTGTTGTCTATACAGGCTCAAGTGCATTTGAAAACATAATTAATAGTGGTAAGGATTCAATCTTACCTGACTTACCTGAGTTAGGAATATCAACTGTTGTTAATCCTAATCCAAGAACTAACTTATCATCAGGTTTCGAAACTAACATAGCAACTGCTTCTTATGTAGATACTATTAGAAGAAGAGCTGAGTTAAGATAAAAAACAATTAAGCGTTAAAAAAACATATTCAGTAACATGGCAAAAATCGAACAGTATTCAAGAATTATAAACCACGGTGTAACAACCGCTGGTACATCTTTTACAATACCAACTTCAAATGATCACACAGATGAAACTTGGGTGACAACAGACCTCTACATTGGTGAGATAGGTATTAACCTAACTGATGATAAAATCTTTATGAGAACTAACAATGGTATCATACAACTTTCAACGGGTACTTCTTCAGGTGGCACTGCTTCGGCATCACCTTTTGTTTTTAACTCACCGAATATACAAATCGGTTCAACCTACTCAGCTGATGCAGTTGTTAGAAATGGTGTTTATTTTACTGATTTAGGTACAACATCTTTAAGATGGAAAGACCTTTACTTAGGTGGTTCAACACTTGGTCTTTCAACAATAAATGTTAATGGTGGTTTAAGACTTACAGAAACATCAAATGGTATCATAACAACAAATGGAATTGCATCATCTAATGCGCCTATTGAAATTAATGGTACTTCATCTAACACAACAAAAGATAGAGGACTTCACCTTAATTCAAGATCTACAAGATTTGTAGGTAGTTGTATAGATAGTTCTTTTATAGGTTGTGTTTCTGCATCTATGTCGAGTGCATCTTCAACTGTCTTTATAGGTGCTCAAAATGTTAACACTGCCGATGCTTTAAACTCGGTTGTTCACTTAGGTATTGGTTTATCTAAAACTAACTATGATACCGAAACTATTTATGCAGGTGGTGGTCTCGCTATTAGAGGCGTAAGTGATGATGGTTCAACTCAATACAACCAAAGTGACTGGATTACTAGACAGGCTTCTTTAAGAACTACAGACGCGAATACTTACGATATTGGTAGTATTCCTTGGGTTGCTACTGCTTCTGGTGGTAATGTAGTTCAAGTAAAGGCTTATGTAATGGCTACTGAGATAAGTGATGCTAGTCTTGTTTATTCGGCAGAGATTATAGGTTGTTATTCAATAGATCAAAGTGGTACTTTATTTGAGATAGGTGTTCCTATTCTTAATGAGTTATCATCTTATGTTGGTACTCAACCAGTAATTGAAATGGGTTCTGATAATTCAGGACTAAGTGTTAAAGTAACAGGTGTTTCAACTTACACAATGCAATGGTTATGTTCTTATTCTTATCATAGATTAATGAACATAGTTTAAAAATAAAATAGTCTAATGGCAGATTTTCAATTAAATGTAAAGATTAATGGTGTAGAGCAAAGTGTAAAAACTATTGGTCAATTAGAAAAAGCACTTGCTGAAACTAATGCTGAGTTAGCTATGGTTGAGCAAGGCAGTAAAGAGTTTAAGTTTCTACAAAATCAAGCATCAAATCTTGATAAAGTAATAGTTGAATTAAACAAAGATACGGCTGATTTTAACAAGAATATTAAAAATGTTACTCAATCTAGTGAGCAACTAAATAAATCTTTTACAACAACAACACAGGCCGCTTCAAGTGGTATCAATCAAGCAACTACTAGCAGTCAATCATTAAGAGCTGAGTTAAGACAAATAACACAAGAGTTACAAAACTTAGAACCAGGTTCTGCAAGATTTCAAGAGTTATCTGTTAGAGCAGGTCAATTAAGAGATACGATTGGTGATACAAGTGCCGTTGTGTCTGCTCTTGCTGGTTCCACAACAGAAAGATTAGGTAAAGCACTTTCATCAACAGCTCAAATAGGTATTGCTGGTTTTCAAGGAATAACTGCGGCACAAGCTCTTTTTGGTTCTGAAAGTGAGGCAATCAATGAAAGTTTAGTTAAGTTAACTGCATTACTTAATCTATCACAAGCATTAGAAACATTTGGTGGTTTAGGTGATAAAGTCACAGAGATAACAGCTGGATTTAAGAGTTTATTTCCTGCGGCTGCTGCTGCTGCAACTGCTACTGGTGCTGCCGCGGCTGCTACTGGTGCTGAAGGTGTGGCTGCTACTGGTGCGGCTGTTTCAACAACTGCATTTGGTGTTGCTTTAAATGCTTTACCACTTGTTGCGATTGTAACTGCTCTTGGTTTACTTGTTGCTGGTTTAATAAACTATGTGGCTGGTTCTGATGAGGCAGCAAAAGCTGAAGAAGAAAGAAAGAAAAGATTAGAAGAAGAAAAGACTGCAATTGATTCTGTTATTAGTTCACAAGCAAAAGAAGGTGCTTCTTTAGTAACCTTATTACAAAGATTAAAAGCAACAAATGCTGGCTCTAAAGAAAGAAGAGATTTGATAAAAGAAATCAATACTGACTATGGTACAACTTTAAAAAACTTATCAGATGAAAAAGCATTTCAAGACCAAGTAACTAAGTCAGTAGAAGATTATATTACTCAGTTAAAAAATAAAGTTGCTGCTCAATTAATTGAAGACAAGATTGTTAAAATACTTGAAAAAAGAATTGCTAATGAAAGAGAATTAGAAAAACTACAAAAAGGTCTTAATACAAACACGATTTTATTTAATGAGAACTTAAATGAAAGCTTTGATATACGTGATAACTATCTTAAACAAGATGGTATCGTTTTAGATAATTTAGGTGGTCAAATTGATTTAAATAGAAACTTACAAAGAGTAAATAACACAAGAACTGAGACAGAAGTTGGTAATTCAAAAAAGAGAATTACTGAGTTAGAAAATGAAAACAAAAGTTTTGATAGTCAAATTAGAAACTTAGGTGAAGAGTCTCAAAAATATGCAACTCTTTTAGAAGGAGCATTTGGTAAACCAGCAAAAGCGGCTAAAGATACTAATGATGACTTAGAGAAATTAAAAGCCGCTCAAGAAGAAGTATTTGAATCATTAAAGAAGTTTTCAGGTGATGCAAATGCTGCTGAACTTGAACTTCAAAGAAGAAGATTAGCAAGAACTGATGATAGAATTGATGACTTAGAGTTTGAAAGAGATATAACTTTATCTAAGATAATTCAAGAGTATGAGGCTCAGAAAAAATCAATTGACTTGAATATTAAAGATGAGGCAATAAGAGCCGAAACTCTTAAAAGACTTGAAGCTGATTATCAAAGATTCATTAAGGCTGAAAATGATAAAACAAGTTTGGCTATTGATATTGAATTAGGTGCAAGACTTCAAAAACAAAAAGAGTTTTATGAGCAATTAATTATAGCCGAACAGGTCTTACGAAAAGAAATAACTTTTGGTAACAGTAATATCGGTGATTCACTTGATCAACTTGATCAAAGAATTGCACAGATTGAGATCAATAGATTAACAAGAGAGATTGAAGGTGGTAAATTATCAAGAAAAGAGTTTGAATCAACATTAAAAGAAAGAGAAAGACTACAAGGTATTTTTGATGCAAGACAAAAACAAATACAGGATGATTTAGTTCAACGTGAATTAGATTTTCAGATAACTGAAATTGTAAAGTATTATCAATCTTTAGATAAGTTTGAAATTGAGTTTAATAAAGAGACTGGTGAATCTAAAGTAAAAGCAACAGACAAGTATCTTAAAGAATCAGCTAAATTAAACAATGATGCGGGTCAGACTGCTACAGACGAAGCTAGACGTGTTGAAAATATCATTAACACAACTGCTATTAACTTAAACAAAGAAGCTGCAACAAAAAAGTTAGAAAATGATGTTGAGTATAATGATAAAAGAAAAGATGACTCTGAAAAAACTGATGAAGAAATATTTGCTAATAGATTAAATCTAGCAAATAAATTGATTCAAATCTTTCAAAACTTTGCTGATGCTGCAGGTGAAATTGAAGCTACAAGAGTTCAGGCAGAAGAACAAAAGTTAACTGAAAGAAATGAACAATTCATTAAATCACAACAATCAAGAGTTGATGCTTTAGAGGCGGCTTATCAAAGAGAACTCGAAGCAGGAAACCTAACAGAAGAACAAAGGTTAAAGAGAAGAAAACAAACTGATGATGCGATTGCAAAGATAACAACTGATACTAATAATGTAATAGATGCTTCAAATGAAGAACTTGCAAAGAAACAATTTAAAAGACAAAAGGCTTTAAACATTACAAATGCAATTATTTCAGGTGCTCAGGCAGTTATGTCTGCGATTGCTCAATTCGGACCACCACCTTCACCTTTAGGTATCGCTGGTATAGCAGCTGCTGGTATAATAACAGCGGCTCAAATTGCTGCGATTTCATCTCAAAAGTATAATGGTGGTAGTACAGGAGTAACAGGAATAACAACACCTTCTCCACCTGATACATCAACTGCAATACCGAGTGTGTCTCAATCACCTATTTCATCTACTGGTGGATTTACATCATTTTCAAGTGGTGTTGGTCAGGCAACTGGTGCTTCTACAACTCCGATGACTGGTTCAATGACTTCTAATTCTCAAAGAGTTTATGTTGTTGAAAGTGATATCACTGAAGTACAAAGAAGAGTTAGAGTAACTGAAGAAGGCTCATCATTTGGTTAATGTGTTAGTTAGTATCATGATGTTGCATGTTTTCATCAAAAAAACAGAAGTTAAAAAAACAACATATACGTTATGAGTAAATTACCGATATACGATATCGTCTTACAAGATGATGACTTAAAGCAAGGTGTAGGTAGAATATCACTTGTTGATGAACCTGCAATTGGCGTTGACTGGATTAAATTGAAAAAACAGGAGGATTGTACTGAATGTTTAGAAGGTGAAGATCCTTGTTATGAAGGTTATGTGCAAGTAGGTATGAAGATACTTGATGGTAAAGAAGTACCAAACTGCGTTCCTATCGTAGATGGTAAACCAGAAGCACCTACAAACCTTAACATACAATTTAAAGCAGATAAAGAAAAACAAATGTTATACGGACCATTCTTGATTCCTAACATGCTTATTTACAGACAAGATGAAAAGAACGGTGAATACTATGTTCGTTTCTCTGCTGCTGAAATCGAAAAGATTGCAACAAAGTTTAATGAAGACTTAAACTCTAAAAATATTAATCTAATGCATACTGAAGAAATGGTCGATGCTTTTGTTTCACAGAACTGGATTATAGAAGGCGAATCAGATAAGTCTAAAAACTTAGGTTTTGATTTACCTGAAGGTACTTGGTTTGGTGCAGTCAAAATTAAAGATGAAAACTTCTGGATGAGTAAAGTTAAGAATGATGAAGTAAAAGGTTTCTCAGTTGAAATACTGGCAGACTTACAATTATCACTAAAAAATAAAGAACAAATAATGGAAAAAGAAATCAAATTAGGAACAGCTGTTCTTAAAGGTGGTGTTACTGTTTACTGGGACGGTGAGTTCGGTATGGGTACAATTATCTATGTAGATGAAGCTCTTACTGAGTTGGCTCCTGATGCAGATCACGTATTAGAAGACGGTACTGTTGTAACTACAAGAAATGGAGAAGTTGTTGAGATTCAAGTATCTTCTATTGAAGAAGATGAGGATTTAGCTGACGTACCAGCAGCTCAGGCACTTACTGCTGAAGAAGTATCAGGTATGATTGATGCGAGATTTGCTGAGTTAATGGAAGAAATCACTCGTTTAAAATCAACACTTGACGAAAAGAAAGAAGAGATGAACTCTTTCAGAAATGAAGTTAAAGAGAAGTTTAGTTCAGTACCTGGTTCAGGAAGTATCAAAAAACCAGAAGTAGTTAGACCACTTGACACAAAGTTTGCTGAAAATGAGGCAAGAATTAAGGAGTTTGCGAGAACTCTTAAGAAGTAAAAAACAATTTCGAAAGTTTTTACATATAGGTTATAAAAACCCCAAAAAATAATTAAATAAAAAATGGCATTAGTTGATAATACTACATTTTACGGTAAGGACGCTGAAGGATTCTTCAAGAAAGTTCTTACTACTGGTGTTGCTAAAAACGAGTTAACTTTGGTTCCTAACGTGAAATCAAAAATCAAGTTAGCATATTCGGATTTAGGTAACATTTTACAAGCTGACGACTGTTCGTTCTCAGCAACTGGTGAAGGTACACTTAACCAAAAAACAATGGAAGTTTGCGATCTTAAGGTAAATCTTGAGTATTGTGCTACAACTTTCGAAGCAAATTACTTATCTTTACAATTAAGAGCAGGTTCTAACTCAGAAGAAGTTATGCCAGCATCTTATGCTGAGTTCGTAGTTGATTATGTTGCTACAAAAGTAGCATCTGACTTAGAAATCACAATGTTTAAAGGTGATACAGGAACTGCTTCTTACCCACTTAGCTTGTGTGATGGCTTAATCAAACAATTATTAGCTGACGCAACTGTAATTGATGTAACTGCTACGGCATCTTCAATCACATCAGCAAACGTTGTTGGTGAATTAAACAGAGTTTTAGAAGCTGTACCAGCTCAAGTAAGAGACCAAGCTAACTTTAAAATCTTTGTTTCACAAGAAGTAGCATTCTCTTACAAACAAGCACAAGCATCTACACAAGGTGGTTTGTTCTTAGTAGGTGACAAAGAGTTAAACTACTTAGGTTATAGATTAATTCCTACATCAGGATTAACTGCAAAACAAATGGTTGCATTTAACTCTGATAAAGTATTCTTCTTAACTGACTTAACTTCTGATTGGGACGAAGTCTTACTTATCCCACAAAGAAACATCTCAGGTGCTAGAACTGAAAGATTCGTAACATCTTTGAAGTTTGGTGTTAACTACCTTTACGGAGCTGAAATCGTTCTTTACTCATAATCCTTAATAGGACCAAAAAAAAATATATAAGAAAATGGCTTGTGTTAATTTTTCAGGAGGTATCGCTAAGGATTGTGAAAATAATATAGGAGGTCTTACTAAGTTGTATTTAACTGACTTAGATAATATCGTCTCATATGCTCAATCTGGTGGTACTGTATCATCAATCACAATGGCATCTGCTTCTTACTTCTATGAGTTTGAGTTTAACAAAAACTCTGCAACATTCACAGAAGATTTAGTTAAATCTGTTGAAGCTGGTTCAGCTTTGTTTGAACAAACAGTAACAGTAACTATTCCAAGAAGAGATGTATCAAAAAGAAATAAGTTAGCTCTACTTACTCAAAGAGACTTAGCTTGTATCTTTAAAGACGCAAATGGTTTATTCTGGTATCCAGGACAATCTGAAGGTATCTACTTATCAGAAAGTACTTCAACATCAGGAACAGCTAAAGTAGACGGTTCTAATTATGTTCTAACCTTAAAAGGATTTGAAGCAGATAGAGCTTATGGAGTCTCATCAAGTATTGTGACGGCTTTAGTACAGTAATCTTAATACCACAAATAATAGAAACCCGTGATCGAATGATTACGGGTTTTTTTATTAAAAACAAATTGGCTTCCAACCTCCATATAAAATAAAACCGAAACTATGATAATAAACCTTACACCTGGTATGACCAGTTCAGTTTGGATGAGTCTTAGGGAAGATTCACCGATTGGATCAACATCGAGTTTCAAGTTTACTTTCACTAATGATATGACTGGTTCTAATAAAGTATTTTACCCTACTGATTTACAACCTACTAACAAGTGGTCGAGATTTGAAATGTCTGTTGGTACACCTGAAAACCTAAGTACTCCTAAACTAAATATGTCACCAGGAATGTGGTCTTATGTTGTAGAAGACGGTCAAACTACACTTGAAACGGGTAAAGTGATAGTACAAGAAACAAAAACTTGGTCAGCCTTAGATAGACCCGCTAAAACAGGAGGCGCAATAAGAAGATAATATGGGATTATTAGACAATCTTTTCAGTAAGAGCAAACCTCAAACAGAGGTTAGAAAATCAATAGGTGAAAGTATAATGGACACGATTAATATGCGTAACATTGACTTACCAATGCCTAAAGAACAAAAAGGATTTGATTGGGTTTTATTCGGACCTAACAATTCTTTTCCACTAGATATTTTAGAGTATAGAAACTCTTCATCTATTCACGATAGTATCATTGAAGGTAAGACATCACTTATTGCAGGTAATGGTTTCTTATTTGATGAAACAAGAGAATTATCAGATAGATTTCTCGTTGATAATTGGAAGTTAATACCATTTTGGAGAAAGTTAGACAATGTATTCTGGATGGTTGCAAGAGACCAAGAAACATTTGGCTATTCTTGTTTTGAAATAATCTATTCAATGGATAGAACAAGAATAGTTGATATCAACTGGGTTGATGCTTCAAGAATTGCATCAGGTAAAAAAGATGAGTATGGTGATATTAAAGAATATTACTACTCTGATAACTGGTCAAACACAAGAATGAATCCACCTAAAAAGATTGAAGCTTATGATCCTAATGGTGAGGCAGTTAGACAGTTAATGTTTATCAAACGTGAAGACAACAATATGGACTATTTTGCCTTACCTAATTATTACTCTGCTTTGAGATGGATTAAAGCCGATTCGCTTATGGGTGAATATAACTTAGCAGCAATCAACAATGGTTTCTCACCATCAATCGTATTTAAGTTCTTTAAGAAACCTACACCAGAAGAAAGAAGAATGAACTCAGAGGCTATTAAATCACAACACGGAGGTGCTAAAAATGCTGGTAAAGCAATTATCTTTTATGCTGATGGTAAAGATTTAGCACCAGAGATTCAAACTTTAGACGCAACAAATATCGACCAAAGATTATTACAAGTTGCTGATCAAATCGTTCAACAAATCGTAACGGCTCATAGATGTCACCCTCAATTGTTAGGTATTCAAGTTGCTGGTAAATTAGGCTTTTCAAGTGAGTTACTACAATCTTGGGAAATCTTTAACAATATGGTTATTAGACCTGAGAGAAAGTTAATATTAGACTCGTTTAAAGAAGTCTTAATTTTCAATGGTGTTCCAAGAGTTTCTATTGAAGAGTTAACACCAATAAAAATAATTGAACAATAATGGCAGCTACATTTTCATACTTATTCATTGACGACCAATATCTAAAAACCTATACACCGATGGGAAAATCAATAGACGTCAATTTGATTTATCCTTTCGTTCAAGAAGCACAGGATATCTACACACAAGACCTTTTAGGTACTCCTTTGTATAACTACTTAGAGTATAAACTTTACATAGGAACTACATTCTCAACACCTTACTTTACACAACAAGAAGTTAACTTGATAAACATTTGTTCTAAGGCACTTGCTTACTGGACAGTCTATCTTGCACTACCTCATTTAGCTATTCAAATTAGAAACTTAGGTGTTGCTAGAGCGACTTCTGATAACACTGCCTTATCAAGTATCAACGAGTTAAAATACATTCGTGAGGAGATGCAAAACTTGGCTGAGTTTTGGAATCAAAGAGTAGTTAATTACATCTGTGATAACTCAATTTATTTCCCATTATATGGTGCAGCATCTGACGATATGTATCCACAGACTTGGCAATATGACTCTGATATCTACATTGAAGATAGATTCAAAGACATTAGTCTTGAAGAACTTAAGTTCCTAAAAAAATATCTTTCTTAAAATGCAAATGGAAATCTTAACTTTTATTGGTGGTGTTATGCTGGCTATAATCACTTACTTCTTAAAAAGAACGATGGATGATTTAACTAAGGTTAAAGAAACTACGTATGATAACAAAACACAAATAGACATACTAAAGGTTGATTACAAGAACAAAATTGATAATCTAACTGATAAGTTTGATGAATTAAAACTTGCGATGTCTGATTTAATAAAAGAGTTAAAAGAACTAAATAGGAGAATTAAATAATGAGTAACATACTTTTCAGAAATAGACCATTTTCAGGTGTTAGATTATCTTATGATAGAGTTTCATTTCCAACTGGTACGCCAGTAGATACTAACTTTGCTGAAGGTAGTGGTCAAAGATACTACTATTCTGTTTTAGGTGGTACAGTTTCTAATAGTATGGAATCTGCAACTTTTGAATCATTTGTTGGTTTAACAATGAGTGGTGCTCAAACACATTTCTTTGAATTAGTTCCTCTTCTACCTGGTGAGTTAGTTCATCTAACAACAACAGTTACTGCTGTAAATGCAACTTTTAGTAAAGGATTTTTAGCAAACACAGATGCTGCTTTTATAAACACAGGAGCTGAGATAAAACCAATAGGTGGTACAGCTGGTATTCAATATGATATCAGAACTGACTACTCTACTGTTAATGTGGCTTTTGTTGCAAATGGTACAGCATCAGTTGTACTTTACTTAAGTGGTCAAACAGGTTTTACTCTTGATTGGAGTTTGTTTATTTCTTACAAAAAGAGTTTTCACTCAATTGCAAATCCTACAATACCTTCAATAAAACCAATTTATCCTAAACTATAATGAGCAATACAGTCTACATAAAATTATCAAACGGAGCCTACAAAAAGGTCACTTATGTTGAAAAAACTATTGAAGGTAAACTTCAACACGTTGATGAATCTTTACTAAATAAAGGTAAAGATGGTGAATCAATTGTTGGTGAAAAAGGTTTAGATGGCCGAGATGGCCGAGATGGTGAATCTATTAGAGGTGAAAGAGGTGAAGTAGGTTATGTAGGTCCTCAAGGTCCTCAAGGTCTACCAGGAATTAGTGCTGAGTTACAGTTAAGATTTATAACAGATTCTGTTAAAATTAAACCAGGTCAGTATCAAGTTGTTCACGATATGTTTATCATAAATCAGTTAACAGTTGAGGCAGCTGATTCACATTTTCGCATTGGTGGATTTACTGTATCTAACGATGCCTTACTAAATATTAAAAAAGATTTAACGATTGATGGTTCTTTGAACGTCTATGGCGTATTAGTCTTAGATTAAAAAACAAGTGATTAGAAAAAAGATATAATAGTTATGGGATTAATTAACATAAGTCGAGTATCAGGTGGTTCAGGTTCAGTACCAACTCCACCAGAAAATGTAGATACTTTATTCAACGATTCAGGAGACTGGTACTTCAAAGATAGTAATGGTGTAGTTTCGATTATAGCAAAAAATGTAGCAACAGTAATTGGACCTACTGGACCTCAAGGTGAAATAGGACCAATAGGTATACAAGGACCGATAGGACCGATAGGACCAATAGGTATACAAGGACCGATAGGACCAATAGGACCTATCGGTAACACTGGTTTAGTAGGACCGATAGGACCAATAGGACCTAAAGGTGAAAGAGGTGAAATAGGTATTACTGGTGCAACTGGACCAAGAGGTAAAGCTGGTAAAGACGGTGATAGAGGTATGATGGGTCCGAGAGGATCTAATGGTGAAAATGGTGCTGCTGGTGCTGCTGGCGCAACTGGTGCTACTGGTGCTGACGGTCAACAAGGACCACAAGGTGCAACTGGAGCCACAGGTAATAATGGTATTCAAGGTGCTACTGGAGCAACTGGTACTGACGGTCAACAAGGTATTCAAGGACCAACTGGTGCTACTGGTAACAATGGTATTCAAGGTGTAACTGGTGCGACTGGTGCCGATGGTACTCAAGGTATTCAAGGACCAACTGGTGCTACTGGTAATAATGGTATTCAAGGTGTGACTGGAGCAACTGGTGCTGATGGTCAACAAGGTATTCAAGGCGCAACTGGTGCTACTGGCGCTGATGGTCAACAAGGTATTCAAGGAGCAACTGGTGCGACTGGTAACAATGGTATTCAAGGTTCAACTGGTGCGACTGGTGCTGATGGTCCTCAAGGTATTCAAGGTGCTACTGGAGCAACTGGTACTAACGGTATTCAAGGTGCGACTGGAGCAACTGGTGCTGATGGTCAACAAGGTATTCAAGGACCAACTGGTGCGACTGGTAACAATGGTATTCAAGGTGCTACTGGAGCAACTGGTGCTGATGGTATTCAAGGTATTCAAGGTGCTACTGGAGCAACTGGTGCTGATGGTCCTCAAGGTATTCAAGGTGCAACTGGTGCTACTGGTACTAACGGTATTCAAGGTGCGACTGGAGCAACTGGTGCCGATGGTTTTTCTACTACTTATTATAAATATAAAGCACACACGAATACACAAACACCAACACCAGCATCAGGGGAAATTAGATGGGATAATGTTACACAAATATCATCTACTCAATTATACATCTCACATTTAACGAGAGATAATGTTGATATTGATGTTTTCTTAGCTTTAATTAGTGATAATGATAGTTTAATTATTCAAGATGAGAACAACTCCGATAATTATCAAAAATGGACTGTTAATGGAACACCTTCAATAACACCAAATAGTTATCTTACTATACCAGTAACTTATGTGAGTGGTGGATGGACGTTTTCTAATAATCATAACATAATTTTTGCGCCATTATCAATTGGTATTCAAGGGCCACAAGGACCACAAGGTATTCAAGGACCTGCAGGTGCTACTGGTGCTACTGGTGCGACAGGACCAGGTTCTGATAAAGGTTCTTTTGGAATTACAATTGATGGTGGTGGTTCTGCTATTACAACTGGTGTTAAAGGTTACATTCAAATACCTTACTCTGGAACTATAACAGGATGGAGTATTTTGGCTGATCAATCTGGCTCAATAGTAGTTGATGTTTGGAAAGATACTTATGCTAACTACCCACCACTAGTGGCTGATAGTATAGCGGGTAGTGAGAAACCAACTTTATCAACTGCTATTAAAAACGAAGACCTTTCACTTTCAACTTGGACAACATCTGTGACTGCTGGTGATATAATAGCATTCAATGTTGATAGTGCATCAGCAGTAACAAGAGTTAATCTCTCAATAAATATAACTAAATCGTAATGGAGTGGATAGTAAATAGTGAAGGTGAAGGATGGAAAAACATACTCTTTCAATATAGAGAGAGAGGTTGGGAAATCACACTGGATTTAAACGAATCAAATGTTGATTATTTTGTTAGTAAAAGATGTGCTGAATTAGAGTTAGTCGATTTAGACGAGGCTGATTTAATAGTTGATTGGACTACAAAAAATGAATATGAAAATTAATGGCTACAAGAACAATTAGTAATGCGGGTGGTAATTACAACGCAACAGCAACTTGGGTTGAGGGAGTTGTTCCAACATCTGTTGATAATATAGCAGCAACAGCGACATCAGGACAATTAACGATAAATGTAGCGTCGGCTGCGAGAAATATTGACCTGACAAACTATAACAATACGATTACATTAAACTCTGGATTAACTTGGACTATATCAGGTGGTGCTTTTACGAACACAATAAGTTCAACAACTACTTTCGCTGGAGCTGGAACTATGAACTTTAGTGGTGCTAGTTCAACGATGACGATGAACACGACTAGTAGAATACCAATACTTGCGATTACAGGTGGTAAAACATTTACAACAAATTGGTTTTGTGTTACTCTTTCAGTCGCTTCAAGTGGTACAAACAATACTTATAATGGTGCTTTTACAATAGATATTTCTGGTAATCTTGGTATTTCAACTAATGACGGTTATTCAACAGCCACCACTGGATTAAGAGGTGATATTGTTTTTAAATTAACTGGTAGTGGTGCGATTGCTTTCACACATGCTGGTGGACCAGGTAGAGTTGAGATGGATACATCTGGAACATATTCAACAGTTTCACAAGGATTAATACTTAATGCTACTTCAGGTCCAGCCACAATTCCAGAGTTTAGATTAGTGAATGGTAATTTAGACCCATCATTTAGAATTGTTTTATTATCGGACGGACTTAGCACATCAAATTATAATATAAACTTGGCTGGATCAAAACAATTTGATAGTTTGGTATTATCAAACACATTTCATAATGCTATTGGTGTTACTAAAAATATTAATTTAGACCCAGGTAATGGATTAAATTGTCGTAATATAATCACTGCTGGTACGACAAGAACTTTCACTACTGATGCTAGTGTTCCAAATTGGAGATTTAGAGGTGGTTCATTATCAGCATCAAATGTTTCGTTAGTGCCACAATTTCGTTCAACATCGGCTACAGGTGATGCTACGTATAATTATTTGGCACCTAGTATTAGTTTAGATAGTGATTTTACTCACTCATTTGGTAGTATAGCGGCGATTGGTATGTTACAAACAGGAAGTGTTAATACAAGACCAGTTATAAGTTCAATTACGGCATCAACTACTGTTAATATTAATTTGATTAGTAAAACATCATCACAATGTATAAACTACAACTTTACTGATGTTAATGCGGTTGGTGAAGAAATAGTTGCAATTAACGGAACTTTATTAAGAACAACAAATGTTACAAATGTTTATCCAACAGGTGCAACAGGTGGAGTTGCTGGTGGTTCATTTACCTTCGTAAATTAATTCATAACAATCTTTAAAGTCCATTGATGTCTACAATAAGGTGTTGTGTTTAAAGTGCCTGGTAATCGATAAAAACCACCTCTATAAAGAAATACATCTGGTTCAAGACCTGCATATTTAGCAAACATCTTTTTCAGGTGTTCATTAGAAAGACTTTTGATTTCTTCTAAAGTATAAAACTTATCATTGGCTAACATTCTTTTACAAAATGTTCTACTACCACTTTCTGCTGGTGGTATGCCAGGTATCTCTTCGTATTTATACAAGAAAGAAATCTTAGCAAACTTTAAGTCAATTGACTTTCTTTCTTCCTCTTCAATCTTTTCTGCCTCTTCTATACTAGATACTGGTATTGACTTTAAAACTCTCTTAGGATTAAGATTTTGACCTTTAACACTAAGCATTTCTAATACTGCATCTTCACCTGTAAGAAGTAAGTCAAAGTTAAACTTTTTATCAAGTTCTTTAACTTCACCGAAAACGAGATTATCTTCTGTTAGTTTAGCTTCTTTTAACTTGTTCCAAACTTTTTTATCTGCCTTTTTAATCTTACGAGAAGAACGAACATAAACTTTGAAACCCATTTCTTTGTAAGCACGAACTTCATTAACATCAAAGTCTTCATTAAATAAAACTCGATTTACTTTTTTAAAAGTTTCAGTTCGTCTAATCTCTTTAAGTTTTCTACTAGCCCATTCAATACCAGCATCACCACCCCAGGCAAGCCAAACCAGACGACCACAACCTTCACCTAACTTACGTGTTGAGTTTTGTCTTTGTCTTTCAAACGAAGCCATTCTTGCAATTGTTTCTTCACTAATACCTTCGCCATTAGCAAGTTGATTTGCTCTTGCTTTACCTACAGGAGTTCCACAATCACCCCATCCATTTTTCTCAGCCCAGTCAAGTGCAGTCTGAGCGTTATTACGTGCTTCTTGTGGATAGTCTCTATAAGTTTTTAGGTTGATATTAATTGGTGATTCAGTAGACCAAGTAGCATCAGAAACTGATTGAGTAGATGACTTTCTAAAATACTCATCAGCATAAGTTAAACAAATTGCTAAGGCTTGATCTTGTGGCTTACCAGAGTTCATCTCCTTTGATACACATCTTGATACAAACTCATCACGAGTTTCACCTTCATTACGACTAATAGGCATACTAATTAATTATTTTTTTCTATGATTGACCATATCACACCAGAAAGTGCGATAACTGAACCACTAAGTTCAGTAAATGTTGATTCATCTAACAATCCAAACATAACAACTAAACCACCAACAAATGTTAATGAGTGTCTTATGATTGCTAATCCTTGAGTTTTTGTTATTTTAATTCTTTTCATAAGATAATCTTTTTAAGATATGTTAGAAAGTTTATTAAACGTTTTTCTTTCCACCATTCGATAACCACCAATCTCTAAGTCTGTTGTAAACTCTTTCTCTGCATCCGCCACAACTGACGCTGTATTCTAACGTTGTAGGAAATGTTTCATTGTGTAGATTGAATAGCTCTCTTATTGTTTGAGCATCGTGTCGGTAGTCTTCTCTACCATAAAGTCGTTGCATAAGACCATCGACTCTGTTGAATAATTCTTCTTGTTCTGTCATTTGTTTCTTGAATAATTTTTTAATTGTGCTTATCATAATCTTCCACTATTTAAGTTTCTGCATATAAACTCTGATACAATTGATATAATAGCCGCTAGGTAGATGTTCCAGGTAAAGATTAAACCTATCCAGAATCCACAACACATTGCACACTCGAGTAATCTTCTCCATAAACCTTCGTGTTTACCTAACAAAAAGTTTCTTAATCTATAAGTAGGTTCTGAATGAATCCACAGATTTGTTATTGAAGCCAGTCCTAAAATTGTAATCAAATACCACATCTTAATCTAATTTCTTTTTTTAAGACCTTAACCATATTATAAACAGATGAGGTCGGTATATTCAATAAGTTAGCTATGTCTCTTAAAGAAAGGTTCTTCGTGATGTATAAGTCATAAAGAACCTTTAAGTCTGTTGGTAGACCATTATAAACTGACTTAACTGCTAATATCTTTCTTGCTCCTTCTTCACCAAAGTCAGATGTAATCTCAATGATATACTCTTTTAAGTACTCTGATGTATTCTCTGCTAAGATTTCTAAATGTTGTGCTTCTGATTTATCAACTATTGTAAATGACTCTGAAAAGTTATTCACTCTAATATTGTTTGAAAACTCACTATTAGTCCACTTAACATTATTTTTCATCCAAGTTTGTAGAAACTTTATTCTTTGTACGTCATCAGGTATGTTAGAGAATGTTGACCAGTTCTTTTCTAAGTAGATAGACATTAGAGACATTAACTCACCACACTCTTCTTTGTGCCATCTCTTACTCCACATAGAAATCACTGCATAGTTTTTACTTAACCAAACCTGCCAACTCACTAATAGATTATCTTTTTTAAATTGACTACAGATTCAAACTGTTCAATCTCTATTAGATTTTCAATCCAGTGATTAACTGCTTCTAATATTGATTGTAAGATTATTAAAGAGATTTCATATCCTACAAAGTAAGAAAGTCTATCCTCTAAAGCATCAATCATATTTATGATCCTTTCAATCTGCTCATCATTTAGAATAACTTCACAAACACATTTAAGAAAGCAATCATAGATTCTTTTTATGATCGATAAAACCTCAGCCTTGGTTGGCTGAGGTAGTTCTTCAACTTCTGCAGGTGACTTTGCAAATCTTAAGAGTTTATTAACATCAGTTGTTTTGATTTTCATAAGCTTCTTTATTTTTTAAAAACCATCTTTCTAAAGACTTCCATTTTCTAGTGATTTCATCTTTAGCCTTTTCAGTTTTATCTGTTCTCCAGTCAGGCCATAGGCATTCGTAATAGTGAATTATCCTCCAAAAGTCAACAACATCAACATCATAATTCCTTGCTCTAACTAACCAAACAAATCTATATATTTGTTTTATGTCTTTCTCACTAAGTGGTTGATTGTAGTTAATTACAATAGTTTCTGGTTTATTAGGTAAAATCTTTTTAACACCTAAACAAACTTTACACTTAGAACCTCCTGTGTAAAAAAAATGTGATTGTCTTTCTACTTTGCAGTGTTTACAAGTTTTGGTTCCGTTAGTTATTTTTGCTTCTTTTGATTTTGAATCGTCTACTATTTCTTTCTTAATACCCAAACACAATTTACACTTACGATAGAGAGTACCACATGATTGTCTATAATAAAAGTAGTCTTCTCTTTCTACATTGCAGTACTTGCATATTTTCATAGTTGATTTTTAACCATTCTGTTTAAGACTGATCTATCATCATCAGTTAAGTTCTTGTCTTTCTCTAACATCCAACCTGCCCAGCCAGCAGCAGCGCCTTTCCATCTTCTATCATCAATCTCGTGAATTAGAAGTCCTTTATACTCACCTCTTATTAGCATGTAACCATCTTCACCTTCAGCAAACATTGTGTACTCAGGTACTCTTGATACTGAAACAGGATTTTCTTTTTTAGGACTAATCTTTTCGAATGTACCATCTGAATAGAAGTTAATAACTCCTATAAGTGTTCTTTGTTTTTGTGTAAACAATTCACTAATGTCTTGGACTTTTTCTTCTTCTTTAGCAAAGTTGTCTATGAAAGCATCTAAGGGTTCTTCTTCTAATTGTTCGATGATATCGTTTTCAATACGAAGTGTAATTCTTTTAAGTTCAGCTTCATACTTTGTGATTAACTCACGACTTAACTCAATGTCGTTTTCTTCATTCTCGTGAAATGAATACTCTATGAACTCATTGCTTCCTACTAAATCTTTTACATTGTACTCTGATGCCATAATTCTAGCCAAATCATACAACTTGTCTTTTGTTGTTTTTCTCATAACTTATCTTTTTTCTTAATTATAGTCATTTTGAAGCTAGAAGTTTTATTTTAGGCACACATTTAAACTTTAAGTATCTGCATGACTAAAACTTTTTTTCAGGCATACACTAAACTTTTTCTTTTAGTCACGTATATATTAAGCCCACCACAA